CTATCCAACCATTTTTGCAGCAGTTTCTTTTACAAATGCAACCCGGTTGCTCCAGCCATGGCCATCATGAGACCAACCCGGCAAAGATTGCAAAAAGGCAAGTCTATTATCGCAGATTTGCGCGGATAAGTCAATGGGATCGTACGAGTTGACCAGTGATAATGTTCCATCGCCGATGATCCCATCTTGAACCGCACCAACGCAAGCCTGAAGAATTTTCGCGGCTCGGCCATCGCCGGAGTTTACTTCGAAATCGAACAATGCATAATCGACGCCAGAAGGAAGCAAATCCCCTTTGTTTTTGTCCCAGTACAAAGATTTATAAAACGGCATGACAAGTTCGGGTGTGAGGCCACGCATCGTCGCTTCATCGACTTCATGTCCGACGTAAGCCTCCCATGCGCGTTTTGTTACGCCAAGGTTTGTCATTCCACCCGGATCTTGTGGATCGTTAACATAGCCGCCCTCTTCTTTTAAGATAAGAGCGAAACATTTTTCGAAATTTTCTTTCATTGTTTATTCCCCAAAGAGGCAGTGAGCGCATCGGTCTTTTGTTTGGACCCAGCAGAAGAACCAAAATAAAAACCCATGACGCTCGTCCACGCAGTCCCAAGCGTACCGATCAGCATAAGCAATGCTTCACCGCCCGTGGCTGGAAGTCCAAAGTGCAAAATATACGCAATGATACCGAAGAACCCAAGAGTGACGCCCACCGCCAATACCCGTGGAATCCAGTCACGGGTAGCAATTTGCATTTGACGGGCTGAGTCACGGTCTTCTTCCGATATCTTTTCCAGATCGATGTCCAAAGATTTCATTTGAACTTTTAAGTCGGCGTCAATCTTTTTAAGCGCAGCCAACTGATCGCCAGTAGGATTGGCAAGAGCCGACATAATGTCGTCTTCAGTGCCGTTTTCATGGCCAAACAAGGCATTTGATACTGCTTTTACAGCCAATCCTGCCACTGGGCCGCCTAGGGCGGTAGCGATGGTGGGCGCAACTGAACCAATCAATGGTCCAAAAGTCTTTAAAATGTCCATTATTTTCCCTCCGTTACTTTTTCCAAAATACGAACACGAACCGAAATATCGTTAATTTCTTTGGTCAATTCATCCCGAAGTTTGTACCGTGCTTCCGCAGAAATTGGGCTATCTGTTGGAACACCCTGTGCGGTAATTAACATAGGCATTTTACTTTCAAGATCTTGAACCTTGGTATTAAGTGTTGTTATTTGTGACAACAGCCATCCAATAGCCGCAACCAAAATTGGAAACGCCATATTGATAATTTTTCCAAAATCAAAATGGTTTTCTTCCATTATTTCACCGTTAATGTTAGAACGATACCAATTAAAGCGATACCCAAGACCAGAAAGCCAACAATGCTTGCAATCATAATAGCATCCTTGCGATTCTCTTCTTGTTCCTTCAATGCGATAGCCGCCTGACGAGCAGCTTCTTTACGCATTTCAATCACTTGCCGTTGAATGCCTTCCCATGCCGCGGGGCCATATTGTCCAACGAACAAGTTCTTCACTTGAAGCTGCATATCGAGGGCCTTGGCCTTGACGGCGTATATCTTGACCGCTTCTGCCTCAAACTCAGCTTGCGATTGAAACAGCTTCTTCTTGCGCGGCGTCGATGCGATCGTGACAATCTGGCCCACTTTACCAAAAAGGTTGCTCACCTTTTCGGCGGTCTCCATCATATCCTTACCTGCATCGACGGCGGACTTGATTGAGTTATATATTGCGGTTGCGCCAGCAATCAGGGTAAATGGGTCCATGGGGGCCTCAAAATGGCGGCGCTTGCGTTTGGATAACGGGTTTGGAAAGATCATTTACTTGCATGGCAATCTGATTTTCCACGCCAATTATACTTATACTTTGCGCCACCCACGCATACGCCATCGCTTGTGTGATGTCAGCATACGGCACAAATTCAGCTGGGTTAGGCGACCCTAATTGAACTGTGCCAGACATGGATGACGTATATGTGCCGTCAGTCCCCGTGCAAACCCAGTTGATTGCCGTAACCACATTGGTCAGGCCATCAGATGTTGGATTGACAATGAATTGGGGAAACGTCCAAGTAAATTGCATTTTAAGTCCACGTTATTGTTATTTGACCAGCGCCACCAGCTCCAGCTTGACCACCTGCCGCTCCACCCGAGCCAACGGTATAAGTTAAAACGGTTCCTGCCGACGGTCCATTGGAAGGTGTTAAAGAAACGGAAGCATAACCGCCGCCACCCGCCGCGCCGCCCGTGTTCCAAGAAGCGTCTGAATTGCTGGGGTCTTCATCAAAAAAAGCCGGACCGCCGCCGCCGCCTGGTATTGTTCCTGCATTACCTGTTGCAATCGTGCCAGACAATCCATTTGTAGTGCCACCCGCTCCACCATTGTATCCGTTGCCAGAAGTGCCAGGCCGATCACGCCCACCATAAGCCCCATGAGGCGTACCCGCCGTACCCGTGCCATTTGTCGTGCCACCTGAACCAACGCCACCTGCGCCGGATGCGCCGGATGAACGATTACCGGGTGCAATGTTACCTTTCACGCCCCCTGCGGCAGAAAGCGCGTAACCTGAAACAGTAACAGATGACGTGCCGCCATTGGTGCTTGTGTCCGACCCGCCGAAACCTACTGCCGGACCGCCGCCACCGCCGCCACCGCCCCAAACTTGAACGGAAAAAGAATTGCGGTACAAAGGAACCGTAAATGATCCACTATTGTTGTAAGTAACAGACCCTGATGTCGCAGGGTCTGTATTTTGTTTATTGTAAAATTGACTCATACTAAGGTTGGTGCTTGAAAAAGTACCAGTATTTAATGAATTTGGCTGATACCAAGTAACACCACGATAAGATGCCAAGGAATACCCAAGCCCAAAAGCTGAGTTAATGTCCGCAATTGATATCGGGCCGGAAGATGGAGTAGCCATTATTTAGCCTCTAACACCGCAATCTTGGCATTAAGTTCCTTAATGGCTTCAATCAACACACCAACGATATTGCCATATGCAACAGATAGGTTTTCACCTTCCATGACTACTTCTGGCAATACTTCCTGTATTTCCTGAGCAATAACACCAACACCCTTGGCTTCGCTGTCTATGCGGGTGTAGCGAACGCCGCGCATTTTGCCAACCAAATCAAGGGCATTGTCTATGGTGGATACGTCTTTCTTTAAACGCGCATCGGAGTAAGCAGTGACGTTACCTGTAGCAACCACGTTACCGCTTGAATCAATGGTCATAAGTTGCGACCAAGTGATTGCGTTTCCAGCAGTTCCAGATGCAGCACTATAAAATACAAACCCAGCTGATTGACCCATTTTTATAGCTGCAGCATAATCGCCGCCATCATAAAGATAAGAGCCACCCGTTGTTGTAGAGCGGAAGTTGTATCCAATATATGGATAATCACCGCCGCTTTGACCGATGGTTGCAGTATTAATTTTACTGCCATGTGATGCGTTTGTTGATCCAGGCGTAACTTGTAAAATATAATTGCCGCCGCTTGTCGTCCCCAACAGCAGATTGCCGCTGGAGTCGATACGCATACGTTCTGAGGCGGCAGAACCAATGCCACCTTGACCAAAAATTATTGGAACCGATGTGGTCGAGTAATCTGTGGTTAAATAAATGGCTGTATTTGTGGATGATAAATATGCACGAACGCCGTTTGCGCCCGAATCTTGGACGCGGAATGAAGGAGACGAACCATTAATGTGCAACAACGTGGCTGGCGAACTTGTCCCAATACCTACGTTGCCGCTGCCATTTATGCGCATATATTCAGTGCCAGCAATAGCAAACATAAAGTTAGAAGCACCAGTGCTGTACGTTTCATTTAACGTAATACCACTGCTTGATCCTGTTATTTGAAGTCTTGGATTGTACGTTCCGTCTGTGTAATAAAATTGAGCAAGACTTGTCGTGTTTTTTTGCAAATCAAGCGTATAGCCCGGCGAAGTCGTCCCAATACCTACGTTGCCCGATTGGGTCGCCAAATACGTATTGCCCAAAACAGTCAGGTTGGCAAAGTTGTTGGTTAAACCATCATCGGTATAACGAATGTTTGTGCCATCGGAATAGATGGACACGTTATAACTTTGTGGTGCAATAACGCTCGTTCCGCCACCACCAGACGTAATGTACACGTTTGATGTACCTGTGCAGGTATTATATACAATCCAACGACCGCCGATACCCGTTGGAATTTGAAGATACTGATTGGCGGACAAGGCACCCGTTAAAAGAATACGCATAGATTGCGTTTGACCGAGAGACCCCGACGATGCGGGTCCGGTCAACGTGGTCGTGCTGGTAGCGCCCGTAGGCATAGCTACAGAAGTTGTATTTCCAAAAATGGAATCTAAAATTGTTTCATTATAATTGAGAGGCTGATCCCAAGTAGGTACGGTGCTATTATAATCCGGCTTATTTAAACCCGTATTGGTTGTCGTACTCATGGTTTGTCCGCCTTATTGTCAAGTTTGTCGTAGATCCGCTGGAACATATCCTCAATATGCTTCATTCTCTGGTCCAAATCCACCTTCAGGACATATTCCTTTGGCATATTGGCTTCCATTTTATTCAAATCACGCTGCAGTTCTTTGACCGCGCCCCATAGTTCACGCAAAAACCATCCCGCCACCGTCAGGATTGCGCCGCCAACTATGTCTATGAGGGTTTGGTAATCGGTCATGGGTGCGCGGCCTTATATGCGTCAAATTCTGCTTTAAGTTCTTGGATGGCTTTTGTAAGAATGGCAATCATGTTGCCTTCCGCAATACCAAGAAATTTCTCTTTGGTTTTATCAAGAAGCGTAACTTCGCTTTCTTTAATTATGCTGTTGACATAAACCTGACCGGACAATGCAGTTTGCACTTCTTGGGCCAAAAACCCAACCGTTGTGTTTTGTGTATCAAAATCGTGAACCGGATGCTGTTTCCAATTAAATGAAACCGGATTTAATTTGCTTACAAGGTCTAACGCGCCAGTAAGCGGCGTGACATTAGTTTTGTAATTGGCATCAGACGTTGCAATGGTTGACGATGTAGCAAATATTTGGCTATTTACTTGAAGTTTGTATGAACCGTTTGATGACGTATACCCCACCAGCAGATTGCCGGAGGTGTCAATACGCATACGTTCATATGAACTTAAACTGTATGAGTTGCCACGGGTTTGAGCGGTAGCACTATTTGTGTAAAACGCTATATAACCATTCTGGGCAAGTCTTATTGCATTGTTTGCAACAGTGCCTGTGTATGCCGATAAAACAGTTTGCGAAGAAGTGCTGCCATAAAGATTGGATGCTAAGAGTAAATCAGCAGAACTATATTCATTCCAAATTGTTGAATAATTGTTTGTTGTGGGGCCAAATGCGATTCCATTTCCATTTGCAGATGGCAAAACAAGGGTATTAGATAAATTAGATGATACCCCAATACCTACGTTGCCGCTGGTATCAATCGTCATTCTGGTGGATTGGCTACCCGTTTTAAAGATAATACTGTCGGACGTACCAGCGCCAGACGTGGATTCCAGTGTCAGCGTAGACGATGCTGTCGTGCCGCCAATGAGAAGCGGGGTAGTTAATGACGTGGTTAACGTAGGCGAAGCAGAATAAGCAGGAGCCGTTCCAGTACCCGCAGATACCAATACTGATCCAGTTGCAACAGCAGCCAATTTGGACAATGCAGTGGTTGTTGATGCATAAAGCAAATCGCCAACCGTATATGAAGATTGTCCCGTTCCGCCGTTTGCTGCGACAAGCGTTCCAGCAACCGTTACAGCGCCTTGCGTTGCCGTTGACGGGGTTAAACCCGTTGTTCCAAAATTGATTGATGTTACTGCCAGTCCGCTAACATTTGACCAAGAAGGCTGTACTGAAGAACCACCAGATGTAAACACCTGACCAGATGTTCCGTAATTTACAGTTGCACCAGCAACAGAGCCAATACCCCAAGCACCCGACGTATTGATGGCAAATTGACCAGAACCGTTTGTGTAGAACGATAGCGGCAAATATGTACCCGTGCCGTTAATACCCGACACCAACTGAACGTCCGTGGAGCCGTTCGTCGCAATCAAAATCTTGGATGCGTTGGTAGGATCAGCGGCATTGGTTGCTTGCCAAGAAGCAGCCGTGGATGTGCCGTTAGGCAGAGCATAAATGCCCGTTGTGCTGTTGGTCGTGCTTGTTTGGAAAGCCAAACGGTTCGTGATGGTTGCGTTGGTAAAGTCACCAAGAATACGCGCACCAGTTCCAGTAAACGTCTCGTTACCGCTATTGCTGACACTGCCCGTCGTTAAGGCCGTAACCGTAGGCGAATTAGACCATGCAGGAGCAACACCCACACCGCCAGAGACCAATATGCTTCCTGTAGCAACGTCTGCGAGTTTGGATAATGCAGTGGTCCCTGAAGCATAAAGAATGTCGCCTATTGTATAAGATGATTGACCCGTACCACCGTTGGCCGCAACAAGCGTACCTGCAACCGTAATAGCACCCGTTGTGGCAGAAGATGGCGTTAAACCTGTTGTGCCAAATGATAATGATGTAACAGCGGCAGTAGACGGAATTGCACCCCACGAAGGAGCACTGCCTGTTGTAGCAACAAGAACCTGACCAGTCGTTCCTGCAGCCGTTACACCAAGAGCACTTGTGCCATTGCCATATACAACACCATTGGCTGTAGCCGTTGTAAGGCCCGTTCCGCCATAAGGAACCGTGATTGTACTGCCGTTCCAAGTACCCGTACCAATCGTTCCAACACTTGTGAGCGACGATGAAACAACGGTTGCATTGAGTGTCGTACCAGAAAGCGTACCCGCAGGGGCAACGACAGCCGCCGTAGACGCCGCAGTCAATTGGCCTTGAGCGTTAACCGTAAAGGTTGGAATGGCTGTTGAGGAGCCGTATGAATTGGCCGTAACAGACGTGTTAGTAATGCTAAACGTATTAGATGAAAGCGTAAGGCCCGTACCTGCCGTATAAACGCCGGGGCCAGCAATCTGCACAAATGTAAGTGGCGTTGTACCAATGGTAATTGGAAAGTCGGTTATTTGAATCCACTGCGTACCAGCATTAGTCGTGCCAGAAATGATAAATGTCGTATCGCCCGGTGCGATTTCATTTGTTCCAGTGCCTGTTTGATCATAGTCCGTTGCACGGGTAAGTACCCAACCTACTGAACCAGAACCAACGCTCGTTACCGTGTAGATACCGTTATATTGACCGCTTGTTTCATTCTTAACAAGAATACGCTGACCAACAGATGGGTTACCACCGTCAATAGTTAAGGTAGCAAAAGGTGATGTCTTGGTAATCGTAGCGCCAACACCGGATGCCCCATTGTTATAGGTAACCGTCCCAAGGTCTGCGGTCGTGCCGTAGTTACAAGCTGCGTGGTAATTTACGTTGCTGACAGCCGCATCCACATAAGACTTATTTGTAATGTCATTGGCATTGCTTGGCGTTGCCGTAATTGTTCCGGATGTCATTGCGATACTGGTTGCGGTAGCGACGCCCAAATTCGGCGTAATAAGAGTTGGAGAGGTGGCAAGAACGATGCTGCCGGAGCCCGTAACTGAATTTCCAAGAGCAGTTTGGACGCCCGTGCCGAGGGCCGTTAATCCTGTTCCGCCGTACGCCGTTCCAACGGCTGTCCCCTGCCAAACGCCAGTGCCGATTGTCCCTACGCTAGTTAAAGACGAAGAAACAACCGTGCTATTTAACGTATTGCCGGACAACGTACCTGCCGGAGCAATAACCGCGACGCTGGAAGCGGCTGTTAATTGACCTTGAGCGTTGACGGTGAAAGTAGGAACAGCCGATGCCGTTCCATAAGAAGCTGCCGAAACGCCTGTGCTGGCAATTGATATCGTGCCAGCGGTTGTAATTGGGCCACCCGTCAAGCCCGTTCCAGTTCCAACACTTGTGACCGTACCAGTACCCGTAACAGTAAACCAAGACGGATTAGCGCCTGAACCGCCGGACTGAAGAATTTGGCCATTTGTCCCCGGCCCCAAAGCCACCCATGCCGTGGCATTGCGATAAAGAATAGATCCTTGAGTGCTTCCCATTGCATTATCGACAACAGCAGAAAGCGTGTTGGCAACAGGAGCGGCAGAGGATCCGCTTATATTTGCGAGGATGTTATTATTGGCGATAGCCGCAAGGCTAAGTGTGCGAGACGCAGAAAGTGTTCCGCCACCTGCTAACCCCGTACCCGCGATGATCGATACGCTATTTGGCACATAACCTTGCGCTTGAACATATGCCGTCGTCGCAATCGATACGCTAGAATCACCCGTTGCAGGAGTCGGTGCTTGTGGGTTGCCTGTAAATGTAGGCGAATTGAGTGGAGCCGCGCCCAACAACGTCATGGTTTGAGCAACAGTCAAATCTTGTGGCTGCGCCGAGCTGCCGGAATTGTTACCCTTGATGGTGTTCGCCGCCATCGTGCTGAGGTAGCTATTTGTGATGCTGTTGGTGTTTAAGCCAATTGTGCCAGTGGACGTAATCGTGCCACCAGACAAGGGCGATTGAGCCGTAATAGACGTTACCGTACCGCCGTTTGCGTTTAAATTAGCCACCTGTTGTGCGGTTGCGCTCGATGACACGCCGTTTTGCACAACCATAAGTTGCGCGTTACCGCTTAACGAGGTCAAAACTGGGAGGTTGGTAACGGTAATGTTGCTCATGTCAGTGGCCCAGTTTGCGGTATCTGAGTGTAGCCATAAGGCAGTCCGACCAGAGCGGTGACGATGAGCGTCGTACCCTGAAGCAGATTACCCGAAGGTATAGCACTATTCGTTTGATAAGTGAATTGCGTCGCAGTTGTAACGGTGACGCTATACATCCCGTCGGCGGCGTTGTTGGTCAAACCCTCAATCGCGATTTGCGAATTATTTGAAAGGTTATGAGCAGATGAACAGTTGACAGTTACGGTGTTTGTTCCGACGGAAACAACTGAAATTGGATTCAAATTGACGCCATATTGAACTGTTCCGAAAAGTGGCGGAACAGCATTTTGAATAAGGCCTGTTGGTGCACCGATCGGTTGAGTCGTTGGTGTGCTTCCGTCTTCCGTAATTAAACTAACCGTAGGATAAATCGGAATACCAGTGACAGGGTCGGTTGGCGCTCCCGCAGAAACAGCAATCGTTGTTGTTTCTGCGGCGTAATAATCTTGAACGCGAGGATTTTGAATCGGCGTAGGATCCGAAGGCAAAACGATTGCTCTCAGCTGATTTTGAGGAACGTCATTGCAAGGATTGCAAACCAAAATACGTTTATTGATTAGGCCAGCACCCGCATAATCAAACTGCCATTGCAGCCGATTATGGTTAACCAAAAATCCACATCTGTCGCATATACCGAAAGCGCGAGGATTGCGGGTCGATACTGATGCGCGGCCATGAGGTCTCATGCTGATTTCCTCAGTTCACGGCGTTTTAATTCACGAACTTTAGATGCAGCAGACATTTTAGCACGAGTTTCATCAGAAAATGGAGCGCGCTTTTTCCCTGTAACTGCTATTTTTTGAGCAATTCTTGTTTTTTCAGAAATTCCGCGTTTCTGGGCAATAACCTTAAATTTTTCAATAGTTTCTAAAGAATGTTTGCGACCTTTCCCAATTAAAGAAAGTTTTTTCTTGGTTTCATCAGACGTAACACGCCCTTTATTTCTTAAATAAACCTTTTTTAATTCTTCAGGATTTTTAAAACGAGCTTTTTGTGATGCAGAAATTTTTTCGCGCGTTTCTTTAGATGGATTTTTAAGACCATCGCCACCGCTTGTCATATTTGTAAGATTGTCGCGACCATGAAAAGCAATACGTTCAATTTCTAACGCAAGAGCATCATCTTCAGATAAATCTTGTGCGATCAAACGAACGTCAATTGCTAAGCCCAACGCCGTTAATTTTGAAACCACCGCTATAAAATGACGGTTTCTCATATTTTTTAAATCCCAAGCACGTTTATCCTTACCTTTACCTACATAAAAGCAAGTACTGGTATCAGGACGCCAATGTTCATATACATAAAATGACATACCGTTACCTAAAATAGCTTTGGATTTGTGGACTAAAATAGAATTGCGCGGTTTCGACGTTTTGTTCTGCCGCAACCTGATAAGCCTC